TTGAAGGGCAGTCTCACCCTCCTCGATAATTACCTTGAAAGAGTTCTTAAGCCAACCACGACACACTTGAGGTGTTGAAGACTTAACTGCCTCGATACCCATGATCTTGAGCTTAGGCTGTGCGTACTGAACACCTTCGGAGTTGTGGACATTGAGGACGTATCGCTTCTTAGCAGTCCAGAAACCTTTGTCCGCAATGACCTCACGTTCCATAACAAGACGCGGGACATAGCAGTTAAGTTGATTAAAGAGGCGGTCGTAACCCTTGACGATAGCTGGAATGATAACTGTCTCGGATACCTTGTCAAGATATGTAATAGGATCCTTAACCTTCGGCGTAATAAAGTCAGAAAGGTTGACATAGTTAGAGTCAGTATCGATAGCAATGACGCGGTCTTTGTCGTCGTTAAAACCTTTCTGAAGGATATTATTGATAGACTGCTCGGACTGACGAATAGCCAACTGGCCAGACAGTGTGATACCCTCGGCGATACGTAGATCAAAGTAACGGAAGTATCGGTTAGACATAGCACCATAAAGAGAGTTGAGTAGAATCTTGACAGTCATCTGTGCGTTATTAAGTCGGGCAACACGCTTTTCCATCTTGTACAGATCGCCTTTGTCACACGACTCTTTGGCCTGCTGTGCCTCGAGCATCTGCTTTTTGATGGCCTTACGTTCGGCATAGTAGTCAATAATAATCTCAGGAATGATGCCTTGTTTATCACGGCGGAACTGAGCACCATTGGCAGCGACACAATACTGACTATCAACCTTGAACTCAGGATCAAGGCAGATATCAGGATTAAGGTCACCATACATACCATCGATGATAGTCTCAGGCGACATGTTCCACTGGACAATGATGTTAGGATATAGAGAGTTAAGGTCGTATGAGGTAACCCAGTCGTGCATACCGACCTGAGGAGGTTTGACGTAACCACCCGCAAACGAGGCCTTGACGTTCTCTTTCGACGGAGGTACAACAACATTACGTTGAGCCAGCTTACGATAGATGATAGTATCCCATATACGAGTCGTACCGAAACAGTCGATATAGTTTACCCCGGCTTTGTATGCGGTGGTCATGACGAGGTCGATCAGGCCCATCTTATCCTCGAGCTTCTCGACGAGCCACGTATCCTTGATGTTGTATGCAAGGTAACGAGCAGGATCTTGGTCACGTAGACCATGAAGACCGGCTTGAGCATCATAGTCAAGTTTATTCTCACCAAGTACAACCGAGGCAATGTGATCGAGACGATATGACTCCTGTGAACCATATGAGTAACCAAACTTAATGAAGGCCTTCATATAGTCGACCTGGGCAATACCGTCGATTGTATAGAATGTTTGCTTACGACCTCGAAACTCAACCTCTTTCTCACGGACTAGACCCCAAGGTGACCAGTCTTTAACGCGTTCTGAGCCAAGGATCTTAGCAGTACGGTTGATGAAGTATGGTACGTCAAAACCTTCGATGTTCCATCCGGTAATAATATCCGGACTGTTTTGTTCCTCGTTCCACCAACGAAGTATGGCCGACAACATGAGGTATTCTGAGTCAAACTTACGTACGTGAATATTACCACGTTCGATACCTTTCTCAAGGAGAGGCTCCATCTCGACAGGACCTTCGACTGTAGTGAAGAGACTGTACATGCCAGACCGTGATGACTTGAAACATACAGCATCGATAGGGTGAGCAGCCTCTTCAGGATGTGGGAATCCGTCGGTTGAATACACCTCGATGTCGAAGTACATGATGTTGACAAGGTCGGGGTTAAACTCGACACGATCACCCGGAAACTTCTCGTTGATAAACTGAGCACCAAAGTCTTGCGTGCCGTAGATCTGCGCGTTTGGTATGTTGGAATACTGTTTGATATAGTCACGGGCTTCGGTCATACTGTTGAAGTCGACACGAGCAACCTTACGGCCATCGAGGGCCATAGTATCGCCTTTGATGCTTGGCATATAAAGATGCGGCTTGAACGGAATCTTCTCCTGAACACGAAGACCATTCTTGTAACCACGGTATAGGATATTTTTACCGTAACGAACTACGGATGTATAGAACTCATTGGACATAGATTACCTTTTTCATCATATAGTTTATAGTATCACACATCTACGTTATTGTACACAGTTAATTTGCACACTCCAATACCTTTTACAAAAAGGTGTTGAGGTCAAGGACGAATCCCTGACCCCTTACTCTGACGAGTCACTTCGATGATATTATATTACGAATTACCAATACGATACTTTGGAACTAGTTCCCAGTCTCGCTTAGCTTTATGTGATATAATTTTGATTGAACGCATAGGCGCTCGCTCATCCTTCGCAGGATACCCATTCATTAACTCACATAGGCCCCAATCAGCTAACAAAGTAGCGATTGTGTTACGCCGGAACAGATCTTCTTCCGAGAAGTTTGCAGACTTCCCATCTAGCATGAAAAGTTCCTTAAAGTGACAAATAAAATATCGTCCCTGTTTATGTAAGATATGGCATGATTGATACAGCTTACGCGTATTTTTAGATGATATGCCAATCCGAGTGAGGGTCTCTTTTACTTTGAGGAAGTCATCGGGTTCGTTCAGAGTAATCTCTAACATGTCCTTGGGGGACCATTCAATTCGATCGTCGATCATTTTTTTTTGCTTTCTTACGACTAAAGCCACCCCGATCGATCATCTCTGAAATGGCCTTTATGTCTTCGTCTGATAGTATATTGCTATACTCCTTAGCTTTTTGCATTGAACAGTTATAGTATTCAGTTATAACCGTCAACGTTTGATCTTCACTGCTCTTGAACCACTTTGAATATCTCTTTTTCTTTCTGATCGAGGACCTCAAAAAGTCATACTGTAACCGACTGTCGGTATGGTGGTGTATATTCATCAAATTAGCATGTAGAACCGTGTCTGGGAAATAAGATAAACCGCGGTTGACCATAAAAGCAGAGTATGCTTTCTCGTCATCAGCCGTGGACATAATATCCCCATTACCATTATTTATATTATTTAAGTAATCAAATAACATATTTTTACTCAGCTGACAACATTGTCAGTCGCCTTTCTACACAGTTTTGACATAATATTAGAATAATATTTCTTACTTCCATTTGATACCACCCATAACTTCAGTGAGACAAGCCACCAAGTTGAGTTCGTGATCAGCCACAAAGGCATTTTTGTAATCATACTCAGCCAATATGAGAATCAGTTGTGGTGTTGACTCAGGCTCAACGTACGTACTCATGGTATCATACAGCTTACGCATCACAGTCACAGGGCTGAGGTCGATGTTTTGAGACACCCACTTACGCATGGTCTTAAACTGTTTGGTACGGAGTGCGTTGATGAGCACCTCGAAGTTCTCAAGTTCCATGTTGGCAAGGATACCCTCATCGATCTGACCGGATGCAGAGTACCTTTGGCATTCGTTAAGGCAACGTCGCCAGTCAGGTGCGTGCTTCTGAATCAGAGCAGCGACAGTCTTCTTGTCATATGGAATTGTGTTCTCATCGAGGACATTTGTCAGACGCTTAAAGAACTGCGCGCACAGCTGAGGAAGACCCTTACTGTCATACGTAAAGTCATAGACTGCACACCGAGAGTGGAGTGGGTCAATGATCTTGTTCTTAAAGTTACACGTAAGAATAAACCGACAGTTGTTGTGGAACTCTTCCATAAAACCACGAAGGGCTGGTTGAGTTGACTGTGGGTTTAGATAATCGGCCTCATCAAGGATGACGACCTTCATACCACCGGCCAGAGAAACGGTGGATGCAAATTGACGTATCTTGTTACGGAGTGTTTCGATATTACGTTCATCGGATCCGTTGATAAAGATATAGTCAAGGTTGAGTTCGTTGCACAAGGCACGGGCCAAAGTAGTTTTACCTAGACCCGCAGAGCCTGACAAGATCATGTTAGGGATCTCGCCATTGTTGACCATGCCTTGGAACGTTTTCTTTAGGGCCGCTGGGAGGATAGTGTCAGCGACGGTTGCCGGGCGATACCGCTCGACCCATAGTTCATTCATCATTATATGTGTCTTTCACAAAGAGAGGTTTATCGTTCAACAGCAATCCAGTAACGCATGTTTTCAGCTGCGTTATCGAAGAGTGTAATACCTGCCTTTGCATAAGTCACTTCATAGTCACCTTTTACCAACTTGAGGTTATCAATATCGAGGACGAACTTAACGTCTTCGGTTTGAGTTGCACCTTCGATAGTCAGAGAGAACGATGCTGCAGTAGCGTTTGCTGGATCGCAGACCCGAGCAGTGACGACACCGTCAGTCGATGAGATTTGTACCTTCTTGTGACCAAATACAGATGATGCCTTTTTCAGTTGGCCGAGCTCGGCCTGTGTGATGTTGAACTTAAGTTCTTCACCTGGCATTGTGATCGATACAACAGAGACGTTAAGAGTCTCACGACGTGAGAAGAAGTACTCAATGGATCCAGAATCACCATTTATCGAAACAGACTTTTCAGAGAAGTCTAGGTTGGCGTTATCACCGACCAGGCCGAGAGCCGTAAGAAACTCGTTAAGGTCGTAGATACCGTACTTACTAAAGTCAACCGGAAAGACTTCTGCGTCACCCGTATACTGAGCGACAATCGATTTAGTAGGTGAAATCGTACCGAGTGGTTTATCAGACTCGTATACGAAGTTTGGGTTAATAGACGCAAAGTTGGTAAGTACACCGATCACGTCTTGAGATAGTTGGGTCATTATATAGTAGCTCCATTGTTATTCAACTATAATTATATCATATCACGTTTTGGAGGGTTTGTACACCATAAAGTGCAAAAAGAGGGAACCTTTTTTGTCCCCTCTTCCCGACTCGGTACGAGTAAAGGTGTTACACTGGATATTATCCGCTTGGTCCCCATGGATAATATCGTTTTCCGTCAACTCCGTTATATTTCAATTCACAATAATGTCAGTTCAATTCAGGACGATACATAAAAATGTTCAGCCAATAGTGAGGTAATAATATAGGGAGGAGTCCGATCCTTGGTTGGGGTATAACACTTTTAGTAATCGATCATCTGCTATTAATGACCGATTGTATTTATTTATACAATCACGATAGTCACTTGTATTTAATATAGACAATTTTATTGTCAATTGTGACATTTTTATTCTTATACCTATCAGGTTGAGACGTATTAATCCTCATAACAGACACTAAAGTTATTAATCTTCTTGAAGTTCAGCTTACGTGGGAACTTAGAGTCTAACATATCTTTCTTGTGAGATATAACAAACACGTTAGTACCCTCTTCAAGAGTGTCAAGGATCTTGAGTAGGTTGTCAACGCCATCAGTATCGAGACTAGAATCGAATGTCTCATCAAGGATAAGTAGGTTGGTTGACATCGAGTTCTTCATAGCTGCAATCTGTCGCCATGTGAAGAGTAATGCCAAATCGATTCTTGACTTCTCACCTTCTGAGAATGACGAGTAAGAGAATATGTCTCTATGTCTTGACTTGATAATCTCCTTGAAGTTCTCATCAAGAGTGAACTGTACGAAGAAGTCGAGAACTTGTAAGTACTCATTGATCAGTTTGTTAATGACTGGTCTGTACTTACGAATGATTTTCGTCTTGATACCGGTGTCTTTTAACATCTCGAACTTCAGAGCGTTATAGTTCATCTGTTCATTGATGTCACGTATTTCAAGGTTGATGTCTTCTTGATCAGCCTCATAGCCACGAAGGTCACGAGTAGCAGCTTTAACGTCACCACCCTTCTCTTGAAGGTTAGCAATGTCTTGATTCAACCCGTTGATACGACGAGTAATGATACGCATCTCTTCTTGATAGCTACGTAGTTTGTTCTCTTCTTCAACGATCTTAGTACGTACTGCATTTAACTTATCCATGTTACCTGCAATAACATCAATGGTACCACCGATGTTGGTCTTCTGATTAGTCAACTCTTCGATACAATCGTGGTGGCGTTTGATCTCAGATTTAGATAGCTCAGGCTCAACGGTTTGAGTACAGATAGGACACGTATCGTTTTGCTCAAAGAACTTAATAGTCTTCTTCGATGTCTTGATTTCGCCGTCGAGGCCTGAAAGCGTCTTGCGTTCAGCGTCCATTTTGTTTTGAAGTGAGTCCATACGACGTACATATTCATCGTTACCAGCATCAACTCTCTTTTGTATCTTGGCAACTGATGCGTCATAGTTATCATGATCGATAAACAGTTTGTCGATCTCAGCTCTCTTCTCGTCAATCAGACCTTTATTAAGTTGCTCAAGGTCGTGAATGTACTTCTTTTGAACATTGATCTTGTTACGTATCACCTCTAACTTGGTAGTATTATCACGATGTTGTTCTTTCAGAATACTATGTGACTCACGTAGCAGTTGGTTCATCTTGGTAAAGATATCTATATCAAGTAGATTCTCGATGATCTGGCGTCTCTGACCAGTAGGTAACTGCATAAACGGAACGAACGATGACGATCCAAGAACAACCACTTGGTTAAATGACTTGTAGTTAAGGCGCAGGATGGTCTGTTCAAGGTGGACCTGATAATCACGAACCGAAGCAGCTTGATTAATGAGGTTACCGTTGTGATAAATCTCAAAGATACCTGGTTTATGACCACGAATAACTTTATAGTCATTACGGCCGATCGTAAACTCGATCTCAACCACAAGACCCTTTTCATTGATCGAGTTAATAAGTTGCGGTTTATTAATATTACGGTGAGGTTTGTTGAACAGTACATAGTTCAACGCATCAAGCATAGTAGACTTACCAGCACCGTTTTCACCTACGATAAGGGTCTTCGGTGACTTAAGGAAATTGATCTCGGTAAAATTGTCACCTGTCGATAAGAAGTTCTTCCATCGTAGGGTCTTAAACACAATTGACATATTAATCATCCAGTAGTTCGCTTAACTTCATAATGGTATTGTTAACGTCGGTCTCCCGATCGGTCTTTGGCTCTGACTCTTCCATAAGAAGATCCTCAAGGACAAACATGAGGTCACAAATGGCATGGGCCAGAGTAGGACAACCCGACTCTTCGTCGACCATTGTACCAGTCTGAAACTCGTTAATATGACGCAGTGCAGCATCAAGGTAACGACCTTGTAGATTATCGAGCTTACGCCAATTGTCAGGTGCATACTTTTGTGCCCCAAATGTAAGGACCTTAGCTGTTTCACGCAATGCTCTAGGCGGTACTAGACTCATCATAGGTTTTCCTCCGTCATATTTGACGCCTGACTTAAAGTTGTTCTGCATGGAGTGCCTCATTATATAGTTCTTTTAGTTGGGTCTTAAGTAGGTCACGATCAAGTAGAGTGTCGATCGCATCCACATATTGTGATATCAACTCGCTTGTCTCTTCGAAATGTGTATACTCGTCGTCATCAGTCACCTTAACACCTTCGAATGACTCTACGATTTTGAGGTCGTATACCTTACGTAGCTGGACATTGGCGATAAAGTCTTCAAACTGATGACGATCAGTTTTGTTTGCAACCACAACCTTGACGAACTGTCTATCGAAGATACTATAGTCAAAGTCAGCATATTCGAAGGATTCGTCGTCATAGGTTACTTTGGTAAACAACGTGAGTGGATTATTTACTGCTGTCAATTGACCGTCTTCAAGGTCAAGAATGTGGAAGTACTTAGGGTCCTCACAGTCAGCCCAGGTGAATTCCATTTGCGATCCGAGGTACATGATATGACCATTAGACGACTTCGTATGGAAGTGACCAGAGTACACCGAGTCAAACTTGCCGAATGGCTTCATATCCATACCTTCATGACAGATAGCACCACGATACATCTCGAAGCCACAGAACTCGAAGTGACCTAAACAGATCTTGGCATCGGTTTGTTCGATACATTTGAGGGTATAGTGTTCATTCTCACTGTTGATCCATGGAAGCATAAGGATCTTCTGATCGGTCTCACTAAACTTCAGTTCGGTTGGCTTCATGTGAATATTAACCACATCGTCAAAGCCAATCATCAGCTCACTGAGGGAACATAGGTCGTTTGTATTACGATACGTGACGTCATGGTTACCTGGAATTATGTCCATAGTAATATTGTACTCACGCAACTTCTCAAGGAAGTGAGTACGATTAGCATTTAGGACCTTGAAGTTTACAAACTTACGATGTTCATAGTAGTCACCGAGGTGTAGGATACGATCGATACCGTGTTCACGAAGGTACGGAAAGAATATGTCAGTATAGAAACGCTCTTGATAGCCGATAAAGATACCCGACGAGTTACGAGCACCGGCATGAGTATCGTTGAGAATAGCAACACGTGTCATTTGGCAAACTTCTCCAGACCTTTGGCCTTTTCAACCTTAGGTTTTGGTTCTTCTTTTTTTGGCTGTGGTACTGCGTTCTCCCATGGAGCTCGTACCTCGTCAAGATATTCTAGGACTTTGTTAGTGTCACCGTACTCAGTTGATGCACCAATCTCGATTGCGGTCTTCTCGATAAACCGAAGCTTCTTACGTAACTCTTTGTTATGACGTTCAACGGTACGAAGGAACGAGTAATAACAAATCTGGGTAAAGTACGCAAACGCATTTGGTTTACCAGTACGTGTTGATGCATCGATATTGTAATTACGTATACGCTTGAGACAGTCTTCAATCGCATCCATCGCCAGTTCTTCTTTGTAGGTACGACGTATAAATTTACGAGTGTATGTTAGTCCGGTTGCAATCTTGTAAAAACACTCACCGATATAGTTAGTGACAGGTGGTACGTCTTCACCACACTCTTCAGCTTCGCGGCAGGCCATAACGTACTCATGGACTGCTTGGGTAAACTTAGCGTTATCGACGTAGTGCTCAGGCTTCTTTTTAGATCGTGCCATATTGTGATCCATGTATGTAAGTGTTCATCATAATATTATTATAACACGTTCTTAAAGTAATGTACACAGTTAATTAGCCTCTCCAGTCTTTCATACAAAACGGCTTACCAAATTCGTCTTTCATAAGCACCTCTCTGCCGGGAGTTGTTGGATCCTGGAAACAAAGTACGTATTCACCCGACTGGAATCCTGTGATTATCGCGGTTCCTACCATAATTAAAAGTATGCATAATGCAAGTTGCATTGTAATCACAAGAAAGCGGTATACCACATCCCATGATTCAGACGTATCGTAATTGACCTTACGACGATGGAAGAACATAATCGCGACTATAATCATCAATGCTGGAAGTACCATGAGCCCGAAAGCACCTCTGAATCCAGCAATCATTACATCCCATGTAGCTTTTGCGAGTTGGGATATAAGATGTCCAAGCGCTGCTAAGCCTACGATGGCGACTACCCATCCCATTAATTGTATCATATTTTTTTTCCTTGTGTATAACCTTATATACATTATACTACGAATTACCGTGTTTGTACACAGTTAATTGCGGTCTGGAGTATTACGAATTTGTAATAAAATAGTTGGGTAAAAACTGCGGTTTTTTGGCGCAAACTTGTATACATAATCGTGTAACGAACATAATCGTAAAGATACCTTCAAGACAACGTTAAATAACTACTGTTATTCTGGTTATTCAGTTACTTATCTCTGATACGGTCAGGGGTATAGTATATAGAGTTGGGGTAATAGAATAGAGTTACCATTGCAGGTGCACTTGATATAGCATCAAGGCACCTGAATTAGTATTTATAGTATTAGTTAGGTTTAGTATCAGGTGACCAATTAGAGAGATCTACAACGTTATCACCATCAGTGTCAGAGGAAGATTCAAAAAACCCGACGTCATTTTTAGGACCAAGTGCAGTCGATAACTGTTCCTGTAACTGTTCCATCATAACACCAAAGTCTGCATTCTCATCAATAGTTCCGTTTTGTGCAGCTTCAGCCACAACTTCTTCTCTAATACACCGGAAGTAATGAGCTCGAGAGTCTGCTGTCGTATTGGCAACTCCAATAACTCCTGCTGTCTGGAATACAAATGGTACTGAAGTATCTGCGTATGGACAGAACTGGGTTAGGAAGTACTCACCCTCTTTAAGATCCGCACAAACCGTAAATGGTCTCTCACAAATATATTGTCCGTACTCACCGAGTTCTCTTACGTACGTAATAATCTTTTCACCGGACGATAGAGTAAGGATCTTAATCATCCGCTCATCATATACTTCAGGCCATTCTTTTTTTTCAGTATCTTCACTCATATTCACGTTCCTATAATTTTATATCGTATATTTTATAACTTAGCTTTTCAGCACTAAACTGTTTGATTCTTTCGATCGAATGAACAAGCGCAAAGTTCTTACGCTTTTTCCATGAGAGGTCATCACATATGTCATACATGATCGTTTCTCGTCCATCTGTTGATTTACGTAACGCCCGGCCGAGGGACTGTAATACTTTAATTCTGCCTTTATGAGGTGTGGCAAATACCAGGTTATGCAAATTCTTTATATTTATACCTGTCGAGAATGTACCTATGGACGCAACAATGATCGCGTCTTGTTCTTTCTCAACCACGCCACGGATTTCGTTACGATATGCACCATCAATCTCACCGTGCACAAGGAAGACCTTACGTCTATCACCTGACTTCTCTTTGATCATATCATACAGAAGCTGTCCATGCTCTTTAAATCGAAACATCACCAAGGTATTGCCTTCTGTATTCAGCGCAAGCTTAGCTACAAACCGATTGCGCTTTTCATGTTTAGCAATATACTGTATCTCATCTGCGTATTTGAACTTAGCAAATCTGCGTTCTTCTTCAGGATATTGTAGCTTCATCACATTGATCTGAAGCTGTGCCAGGTTACCTTCGTCGATCTGTTCCTTCGTCGTGGTAGCCACAATTGTAGGGCCGAAGATACCTTCAAGAACCATCTCATGCACCTTTGAACCATCGAGGGTTCCGGTCGTCCCAATACGATACTGAGCATTAGTCATCTTGTCGAGGATGCCCTGGCATATCTTGGCCGAACACGTATGTGCTTCGTCACCAATAACACCGCCTACTTCCATCAACCATGTACGATCAAACTTAGCCAACGACTGCCATGTTGATACAATAACTTGCTGTGGTGCCTTCTTATCCTGCCCAGCAAAGATAGGGTAACACATATCCCCGACCGCGAACTCTTCGTCAAGAGCGGCATAATCCTCAAAGTCACTGATCAATTGGTGGGTCAACGTAGTCGTAGGAACGATAATGACAAACCTTTCACCGTCCATACAGTGAAGTACCCATCTCATGATCATGTACATGATAAGAGACTTGCCTGTTCCAGTCGGTGACAGTATTAGCTGTCTATAGTTTTTGATTGCACTATATGCAGACTGGATCTGATAATTACGCGGCTCAATACGTTTACCGTCGGCTGAAAGATTTAGGCCTTGAACGAAGGCGTAGAACTCGTCATACGAGACATTGTCCGCAGATCCTACTGTGCCAAAATAACTGTTATTCTCAAGGGCGATGGTGTATTGCCGGGACTTATTAGCCGCGAATTCCTGTATAGCATGGTACAAACCAGCTGGTAACGTCTGCGTTCTCATATCGAACAAACGAATCTTACCGTCCCACATGCCGGACTTGTATGCCGGCATGTACTTATAACCCTGAGCATAAAACGAGAAATGTTCTTGCAGTTCGTGTAGAATTCCACCGTCAGTAGAGTCTATACGAATCTTCGCTTGGTTCTTATAAGAGAGGACTATTGTTTCGGTCATTACCCACCGGCTTGGAACTTCATAAAGTCAATCGAGTTTTTGATCGATTGATGTCTCCATTGTATATTCTGCATTATTGACTCAAGGGTTTCAAGGAGAACCTCTGTGTCTTTTAATCTTTCAACCACCTTCTTGACATCACTATCAGCAAACAGGTGATCATCCATTTCGGACTTCATCGGTTTAGACATTCCCTTCCAGGGGTCATAGTCCCAATCGCGATCGTCCATTTCTTCTTTTGTCATCGTACCTTTCAGCCAACGACGTTTTTCAAACTCAAGATCTTTGAGTCTTGCTCGTAACTTGTTGTATCGGATTTTAACAGCAGAATGGATCTCCAGGTACTTGGCGTGGAGCATCGCTGTTTTAATTGACTCATCATCTAGCTTTGACTTGTTGATCTCTGAGTCTTTTTTCCATTCTAAAAGAAGGTCTTCAACTTTCATTTAATCATCCATAAGTATAAAGGTCATACGCGAATTCGAGTTGTGCTTTAATTAACGCGTCGGTTGAATCCATTGAATCAAACTTATCAATGTCAATACTGGTTGGAAACGCATCATGGAAATCGACCGTAAATACAGGGACCTCAGATGCAGAATACCCAATGACGCGAATGTCCTTTGTAACTGTGTCATTCTCTATAACATTATTTATAAGCCAATTATGGACTGGCTTTATATTCGACAGTCCACCGTCCGACAATACACTTACACGTAGAGGCTCAAATTTTACCCTTGATGCAGCGTGCTTCGCCTGAAGTACACGAGTACCTTGCTCAACCGCAGCTGCACTAACTTGTGGAATCCCAAAGCTAGTTATTTTCATTTGAAGACCAGCATACTCTTCACCTGGAATAAACATCCCAAAGCTAGTTGCTGTCGTATACGTCTGATTAATCATATGTCACCTATGTTCTGTACATGTATTTATATAAAAAAGAAGGGCCCTCGTGAGAGGACCCTTCCTGTTAGTTATAAGTCGTTAGACTTATGCACCAGCGTTCAGCAGGTTTGCAACGCGGAAGATACGGAAGTAGACGTTGCTACGGTCCGCACCAGTGTTGTCAACTGCAGCTGCAGGTTCAGCAAACGGGTTAGCAACCATACCGTAACGGGTTTTGAATCCGATTTTTGGCTGGAAGGTAGACTCGTTAACAGCACGAACCATCGTCAGAGGTACGTATGGGCAGTAGAACATACCAGCGTCATACGGGCTCGTACCACGGTAACCAACAGTTGCGTAATCAACAGTCGCATATGGATCGATGTAAACTTTGATCTTGCCGTTCAGGACACCTGCGAAGGTGTTACCTGTATCGTCAACGTCCAGCTTCGTGTTAAGGGCTGGAGTGTACGCAAGCATGCCGCTCATGTGAAGAGCAGTT